ATACGACTTCAAGGCAGGTAAGGCTTGCGAGAAGACCGCACTCGTTGCTAAGCACGCAAAGGCAACGCTGAATGTCTCGCCTTTCTCCGGCTCTGATATTGCACCTGTAAAGATTGCCTTCAAGGTCGCAATTACCGACGAGTACGAGTACGGCACCTTCAACTATGACACTGCAGCTTTTACTAAGGCTGCATAGACATAGTCCCCGTCCCTCTCCTCTCTGGGGAAGCACCTGGCATATGCTGGGTGCTTTTTTATTTGGCGTTACCTGTGGCACAAGATATGAGCCAAGGTAAACCCATAGAGAGGAACACTTATGGCACTGAAGAATTACAAGCTTGATGGCGCACCAACAGCAAAGGTGAAGATTGAGGGCAAAACCTATGATGTAGATCTAGGCAACATCACATTTGTTGTAGAAGCCAATTCCTGGGCTCAGCGTCTATCGTCTTTTGAGGGACTCGCAAATGATGAGGTAATGGACAACCTCGCAACCCTTGCAGATGAAGCTCACAATATTGTTGCTTTTGCGCTTGGTGAGAAAGCTGCAGAGGAGCTTATTGGCAAGGCAAACCGACTCAACATCTACCGCTTGATGAAGATTATCTCAATTCTGACGGAGGTCTATTCAGCAAGCGACGCTGTGTCTAAGGTCTCTGAGCTTATCACGCAAGAGAACTCCAGCATGGACGAGTAATTCATGTTTCTAGACTCGGTTATCAAGGGTGCTCCCGTCACAGTTGATGTGGCGGGAGTATCTGTACCCATTAAGAGTGGATTCAGAACCTCGCTCATCTACATGACGATGGATACAGAGAATAGTGCTGTTGCTAATGTGAGGGCACTAAACCTTTTCTACGCTCAAAATGGCACACTTCCAGACCAAGTGTCTAAGCATCCCGCAGAAGCTCTTCAGGCGGTGTCTGAGTGGGTCTCTAAGGCATTCGACACCATCGTCTACGGCGAACAGTACAGGCGCATTCAGTACTACAGAAAGAAGAACTTTGACTGGCACTATGACGCTGGCATTGTGGCTGCTGACTTCATGCGCGTCTACTCAATAGACCTCACCAGCAAAGCTACACAGCTTCACTGGTATACCTTCATCAATCTATATCTCGCACTTCTTGCCACTCCAAATACGCTCACGGGACAAGCAGTGGCAGCAAGAAGCCCGCTTGAAGGAGACACCACAAAGGAAGAAGAGCGTGCTCATGCTCGGCGTGCGCAAGCTTGGGCGTTACCCCCAACAGAAGATGAATTACGGGAGATGGCACTCCGTAACTTCTAACTTCTAGGAGGTCAATTTGGCAGATGGAAAAGTAGTCATTGAGATTCTTGGTGACTCTTCCAAGTTCGCCAGCGAGGTTTCCAAGCTCACAGATACGACTTCTAAGGCAATCTCAAGCCTTGGCAGTGGCTTCTCAAAAGCGGGCACTGTTCTTACCGCTGCAATTACCGCTCCTCTTGCTATTGCAGGTGTTAAAGCTGCCAGGTGGGCAAGTCAGACCGCAGCAAATGCTGAGCAAGTAGACATTGCCTTTAATACCATGCTTGGTCCTGAGCGTGCAAAAAAGATGATTTCTGATCTAGTCGAGTTTGCTAAGACCACACCGTTTGAGATGGCAGGACTTAACAAGGCAACTCAGCAGATGCTCGCTTATGGCTTTGCAGCCGATGATGTCATCCCCATGCTTACAGACGTTGGTAACGCAACTGCTGCCCTTGGTGCTGGTCAGCAAGGCATTGACGCTATTACTCGCGCTCTTGGTCAGATGCACGGTAAAGGTACTGCAGCTTCACAGGAAATGATGCAGCTTACTGAGGTTGGTATTCCTGCTTGGGAGTACCTCGCAAAGGCTTTGCATACAGACGTTGCTGGCGCAATGGAGATGGTTACCAAGAAGGCAGTCAGTGCTGATGTTGCCATTGCTGCAATTAGAGCTGGTATGCAGGGTGACTTTGACGGGCTCATGATTAAGCAGTCCAGGACGCTTACTGGCGTGCTCTCAAACCTCGCTGACGCAGCAACCGCAACTATCATGAAGATGTATCAGACTGATAGCTACAAGAAGATGACAGACGCGCTCTCCAAGCTGGCAGACCCAATTCAGAAGCTTGTTGAATCACTTATGCCACTCTTTGAGCGTGGCATGGAAGCTCTCGCTGCTATGGCAACCAACGCAGCTAATGCGATAAGTCAGATGTCAGCTTCTGACATTCAAACCATTGCAAAGTCTATTGGAATGCTTGCTGGCACAGGTCCTGCGCTTCTTGTCATTGGTAAGTCAATGGAGACGGCTGGCAAGATGTTAGGAGCGTTCTCTAAGGCTTCTAACGCCGTTGCAAGCGGTCTATCCGTTATCAAGGGCATAATTCCTGGTACGCTTTCTACCGTTGCAGGTCTAAGCACTGGCTTTAAGTCTTTCTTTGGCGCGATCGCTGCAACCGTTCAGGACAAGCTGGAGACAGCAATTCTTTACGCTTGGGAGTTTAGAGACAAGCTTGTAAAGGCTTTCAGCGGTCTCAATAACCCCATTAAGAACAAGCTTGTATCCATTGTTTCTGCTGCACAGTCTACATTTAAGAGTATGGCAGCAACTGCAACGCTACATCTCACATCCATTGCGAGAAATGCGCAGGGCGTGCTGGCAACTGTTGGCGGTAATGTGGCTCAGTTCATGAGCCCTGTCACTTCTGCGCTCTCCAAGGCTGGAAGTGCAGTCTCCGCCTTCGCTGCTCCTATTGCGTCTAAGCTTGGTGGCGTTGGCAATGCCATTGCTGGCGTTTTAGGACCTGCACTCACAAGCTTAGGTCCTAAGCTTTTAGGAGCGGTGCAGCCAGCCATGGGCGTGGTTGCAAACCTTGCTTCTGGCTTTGGTAGCGCAACTGTGGTGCTTGGTGTGCTCTCAATTGCTGCAGCGGTGGCTGGAACAGCCTTTGTTGCTATGGGTGGAGATATCACACAGGCAGCTTCAAACATTGCAAGCAATATCGTGGGTATTGCTGATGCCATCCCTGGACTTGCATCTCAAATCAGCTCGGTGCTTCCACAAGTGGCTTCTGGTCTTGCCTCTGCAGGTCCTACGCTGGCGCACGCCTTTGAGGTTCTCTTTTCTCAGATGGGCGCAGCATGGCAGCAGATTGCTCCAGGACTACTTGAAGCAGTCGGAGCTGCAGCTGGCGCAATCTGTGACATTCTCGTGGCTTCTGCGCCTTTCCTTATGGCTGGAGCAATGCAAGCGTTTACCTTCATCCTGCAAGCACTCACTGAGGTTGCAGGACAGCTTGCAGAAGCAGCTCCACAGATCCTGCAAGGTCTTGTTGATGGCTTTGTTGCTAATGCTCCAGCACTCTTTGAAGCAGCGCAGGGTCTCTTCATGGGGCTTGTTGACGGCGTTGTGGCAATCATTCCAGCACTAGCAGCAGCCCTGCCACAAATTATTGATGTCTTTATCTCAGGTCTTCCTGGCTTTGTTGGGACGTTGCTCTCGGCTGCAGTGGACCTCTTTGTGGCAATCGTGAACGCCATCCCTGTCATTCTTCCAGGACTCATTGGCAACGTTGGCAACCTCATTGGTACCGTTGTCTCTAACCTTCCAACGTTTATCGGAATGCTGCTTGGCGCAGCGGTAACGCTCTTCACAGCCATTGTCGCAGCTGTTCCTCAGATTATTGGCAGCTTGCTTGGGGCAGTCGGAAATCTGCTCAATCAAGCCAAGAATGCCATCACAAGCTTTGACCTTGGCAGTGCGGGACGTGCATTCATCCAAGGCTTTGTAAATGGCGTGTCTGGTCTTGCCAGCTGGGTAGTAGACAAAGTCTGTGGAGTCTTTAACGGCGTTGTTGGAGCAGTCAAGGCACTACTTGGCATTCACTCGCCATCACGCGTCATGGCGGGTCTTGGTGGCTACACAGTTGACGGCTTTGTTGTTGGTATCGCGGGCGGTAAGCGAGACGTTTACAAGGCAGCGCAAGACCTCGCAGAAGCTGCTCAGAGTGGTGTAGACGGCTATGCACTCAATGTTCCTATCAACAAACAAATGGATATGACAGCGTCTCTTGTAGCCAATGGCATCTACGCAGATACCAACCAAGCCATTGCAGATCTCTCAGCACAGATGGATGTCATGACCAAGCGCATTGAGGACGCATACGGAAAGCCTGTAAGAGTTGACGTGAATAATCGTGAATTTGGTCGCATGGTAAGAGAGGTGAGCGCATAATGCGCACAGACATTAGATACACAACCTCTGATGGCAGTAAGTACATGGAGTTTGGAGGGGCTGATAAATCCCTCCACTACATGGAACACGAACTCAGAGACTGGATGTGGTCATACACATCAGGCAAGAACTCCAGCAGAATTACGTCATTTAGACGGCGTGACCACAAGCCCAAGACAATCAAGTTCCCTGTTGGAATCGCTGCTGAAAGTGATGAAGAGGGTTTAGAGCTCCGCAATAAGATTATTGAGCTTGGCGAGAAAGACATCTTAAACCGTACTCCAGGAACGCTCACAGTAGGCTCTTGGGGTATCCGTTGCTACATTATTGGCGGTGCTCCAACAAACTACTGGCTCTCTGACAAGTTCGCAGAGTTCGTTTTAACGCTTCTTGTCGAAGACCCTACATGGTTTAAGGCAACAACGCTCTACTTTGAGCATGAGACCGCCGGTGCTGTTGCAGGCATTAAGCCTGACTTCCCAAGAGACTTCCCCTTTGACCTTGTCCAGGGTAAGCCCGCTAAGTCATTTACTAACCCTTCTAAGAGCACATCTCCTTGGCTTTGGCGTGTCTATGGTCCTGCCACAAACCCATACATCAGAATTGGCGAGAACCTGCACAAGGTAAACACCGCTATTGCAGCCGGTGCATATCTTGAGGTTGATTCTCAGAATAAAACCGCTGTTGTAGTGCAGGATAACGGTACCCGCGAGAACGTCTATAAGTTCCGAGAGCGCGGGGCTCACGGCTCCGGCTCGTATCTTTTCGAGCCAATCAAACCGGGCACCGATGACATCACATGGGATAACACGTTTGACTTTGACCTCACGCTCTATGAGACGCGCTCCACACCTCCATACGAGAAAGAGCAGCCACAGGGTGAGACGCGCTCACCAAGGGCGGTAAGCACCCAGAGCGCACCTAATGAGGTGAGTGCATAATGCCAGACATTAGCTACACAGACGCAACACATCTCGATATTGGCGTGCTCAAAGGAGCACGCCTTGACCTCGAATATGGAGACACGGGTAACGACTTCGAGCTTACGCTCGATGTTGACTCTGAGCAGCGTCTTGATGATGGCGCATACGTCTATGTTGAAGGCACTGAGTGGGGAGGTGTAGTTGACGCACTAGAGTCCAATTCAGGCAACAACACAATTACGTATATTGGTAGATCATGGCAAGGCATCATCAGAGATAAGGTCCTTGAGCCACCGAATGGTGAAGACTATCTCAGTGTGCGCGGAGAAGCTCACGGAGTTCTGAAGCAGCTTGTTCAGCGTCTTGGGCTTTCTAACCAGTTCAAAGTCTCAGAAGAGACTTCTGGCATTACCGTCAAATACACCTTCGATAGGTACTGTGATGCGTGGACGGGCATCAGAAAGATGCTAGCTGACTCTTCCTCACGTCTCAATATTGAGTACAACTCCATTGAGCGCATGATTGTGCTTTCGGTAAAGCCAATTACAGACTGGAGTGATGGCGCAGACGCTGAGCACTCAGACGTAACCATTAAGAGCGTTGTAAGACCTTACAACCATCTTATTTGTCTTGGCTCTGGTGAGCTTAAAAACCGTATTGTGCTGCATTTCTACGCAGACGAGCGAGGAAACATCTCCACTACACAGACACTCTTTGGCATTGATGAGCGCACTACTACTTATAACTACACAAATGCAAGCCGTGAAGAGCTTGAAAAAGACGGTCCTAAGAAGCTCAAAGAGTACCAAGCTGCTGACTCAATTAACGTCACACTTGATGACGATGAAGAATTTGGCATTGGTGACATTGTCCCCGGCATAGATCCTGTCACAGGCTTACACGTCACGGCAACAGTTGGCACAAAAGTAATCATTGTTACAGATACCCAAGTAAGCATTAGCTACAAGGTTGGCGGTACAGCTAGTAACACTTCTTCATCTGGTACCGCTGAGCGTGGCTCTTCTACAAGTTCTGGCGCAGTATCAAGTTCATACACAGCGGGCACTGGTATCTCTATTGCTGGACGTACTATCTCTGCAGAAGTATCAAGAGCAGATTTCAAGAGCCTTGAGAATAAGGTAAATGAAGCTCGCAAAGTAGCAACAGATTCAGCCAGTGAGATTGGCAGAGCCACACTGCAGGTTGACTCCAAGGTGGCAGAAGTCACAGCAACTACACCACTTAAAGCGCAGCGCATAGGTGGCACAGTCGCTCTTACTCATGAGCCTTCTAGTGTGACCGCTGGCGTATACGGCTCTGAGAGCGATATAGACGCTTCTTGGGGTAGCACAGTCCAATTAGGCGCAACGGTCAATGTAGACGCTTTAGGACACGTCACAGACGCTCATACGCACACAGTAAAGCTTCCTGCAAAGCCAACGTACACAGCGCAAGAGGTTGGCGCAGCTCCTGTAAGCCACACACACTCATACGCTGGCGCATCTACTCCAGGCGGTGACGCTAACGCTGCAAAGAAACTCTCACAGCCACGCACTATCAAGCTGGTTGGCTCTGTAAGTGGTACAGCTTCATTTGACGGATCTAGTGACGTGACTATTAACGTCCAGGGAGCAACTCAAAGCGGTGCAACTACGCCATCTTTTCCCGTTGGCTCTGTCATTGAGACAACTTCATTTGTTAACCCGCAATCAAACTACGGAGGTAGATGGCAACAACTACCTTCTCTTGGCTGCTTCAAATGGGAAAGGACAGCTTAATGGCAAAAACAAGTGGCTTTGCACGCTTTCAATGCGACAGGTGCAAGAAAGAAGCCTTTCTACTTGAAAGTGACTTTGCAACATCGCAATGGAAAAGCATAAGCAGAGTATCAGCGGACGGAGTGCAGCAGAGTTATCTTCTCTGCCCTGACTGCGCTGCAAAGTATCGTGAACTCGCACGTAAGCGTGATGAAGAGTTCGCTCAATTCATGGTAAAGGAGGGCTAAATGGCTTTTGATGGCGTTATTTCATTCCAAGGTAAGGACCACATTACAGCCCCACAGATTGGCAGACTTATTGCCGGTGTAGCTGGCTCTGTTCGTGGCATCTTGCAGACTCAGAACCAAATCAAGGCTGCCATGCAGACTGCCAACAGGGTTCGTATTGATACAGGTGACGTGCTCTTTGACGCTCGCATGGTGACTAATGAGGAGCCTTTTGAGCTTAACGTTGCTAATGGTCGTGCAGGTTACAAGCGTAATGACTTAGTTGTGCTTAAGTATTCTAAGCAGGTTGGCGGTGTAGAGAAGTTTACTTGCGAGGTTATCCAGGGCACTCCAACCAATCAAGGTAATCCGGTAGACCCAACCTACGTAAAGGGTGACATTCTCTCCGGTTCTACTACAGCTTGCATGCCCCTCTACCGTCTACCAATCAACGGCATTACTGTTGGTGAGCCTGTATCTTTGCTTCCTACTATTAAGGTTCTTGGAGACAACAAGTCACAGTCTGAGACAGACTTTGACGTAATCTACCTGCAACCACAAGGCAGTTACAACAATTTTTGGCATATCTACCGCACAGGAGACTCTGTAACCATCAAGGTTAGAGGATGGCTCGCAAATAATATCTCTTATGATGCGGTGAGGTGTCCATTTACGTTGCCAGAGAACTCAAGACCTCCGCTAGTAGACCATGACAAGTACAACTCAGCCACAGATGGTAATGAGTCAATCGTATATAGCTCAGGTTTCTGTCCTGGACATGCGGATGTAATTACAGCTATCTCTGCAAGACCTGACGGCAACATCTACCTGCAGGACATGGGTGGAAAAATATCAAACGACTGGCGGCAAGGCTCTCTCACATACACGGTAAGACATTAAGGAGGGCAACCATGAACCCATTAACATTTGAGCAAATAGTCGCCGCCGTGTCATTTCTTGGAATGGTCTTGACGCTTATAAACGGTGCTAAGGCGATGAACCGCGCAAGCCAGGAAGATGCCATGCGCTTGGTGCGCATTGAAGAAGGCGTGAAGCAGCTCAAGATTGACTTGGATGACACTCAAAAAGCCTTCACGGCGTACATGTCACGCACTGACGAGACGATTACTAACCTTCGAGAAATGCTTTCTGTCCACGATACCCGCCTGGCAGTGGTTGAGGATGTGACCCGTAACCAGGCGGGACGGCTGGAGCGCCTAGAACAGGCGAATACACACTAGGCAATTATTGGAAACTGAAAATTGTTTAAGGAGTAAACATGATTAACTGGAAAGTACGTTTACACAATCCCGCATGGTGGCTGGGAATGGCTGGTATCGTTATGAGTCCAATCCTGGCATACTTGGGACTGGCATACTCTGACTTGACTACTTGGGGCAGCCTTGCTGATGTCTTTGTTAAATTCATCAGCAACCCATACCTCATTGGTACCGTTGTCGTTGCGGTCTTGGGTGCGATTGGCGTAACCGTTGACCCAACCACAAAGGGCATTAGCGACTCTGAGCGTGCCATGACCTACACAAAGCCTAGCGTAAGCCCTTTAGACGAGGAGACACACTAATGGCAGACTTTTCGGGCGAGATTACCGCTGACGCGTATATTCCAACGTCAGCATATTCAGCTGGGCGAGACGGTCATTCCGTGCAGTATATCGTGGTACACCACGAAGCTGCCACAGGTTTAGACGGTGCAGCTATTACAGCAATGTGGGACAGGATGCAGGCACAATCCGCGCATTATTCTGTTGATGGCGTGGGCACTATCACCCAGCACGTACTGGAGAGCAACACCGCATGGGCGTGTGGTCGCTGGGTTGCTAACTGTGAAAGTATCAGCATCGAGCACGCTAACAACTCTACATCGCCCTGGACTGTCTCTGAAGCTACCCTAGAGAGCGGTGCGCATCTTGTTGCTGCTCTTCTTATTAAGTATGGACTCGGTTATCCGCGTTGGGGTGGCAATGTCCGACCACACAAGCAGATTGTGGCAACAGCTTGCCCTGGTGAGCTAGCTGGCTCTCAAAACGCTCACTATATGGAGCGTGTGTGCTACTGGTACGAGATTATGACTGGCGCACGCTCAAGCTCCGAGGTTGGCTGGCACACAGACGGTAAAGGCTCTTGGTGGTATCAGACAGGCGAGTCATCAAGCGAGTACGCCACAGGCTGGCTCAAAGTTGGCACTAGCTGGTATTACTTCAATGAGTCTGGCTGGATGCTCACCGGCTGGGTTCATGCTAGCTGGGACGGCTCGGAGAAATGCTGGTGGCACTTCGGCGAGGACGGCGCATTGCAGTTTGACAAGTGGCTCGCATACAACGGAAGCTGGTACTTGCTAGACTCTGACGGGCGTATGGCTACCGGCTGGGCTGAGCGTAACGGAAAGCAGTACTACCTTGACGAGACTGGTCGCATGATTACTGGCTGGCTCAAGCTTGACGATGACTGGTACTATTTGCGTCCAGACGGCTCACGAGTTGAAGATTGCCTTTACGAGGTTGGAGCAGACAATATCTGCGCCTTCGACAAGGAAGGCAAACTACTCATGGGCGACATCACAGTCACCACCAATGACGATGGATACATCGCTGGAATTAAGTAACACATAACCCCTCTCACTTCGGTGGGAGGGGTCTTTTTTCATGTGTAAATACTCCACTATGTAATTTACGTGCCTTAAAATGCCTTACAACAAGCCGTTTAACTGGGGAAATGTAACTGCAAACTAGCTAATACCAAGCATGAAACAGACATAAGATATTGTGTCCTTAGCGTGTCCTAAATCTCTAAAACACACCAATTTAGCGAACCAGCTTTTTACATAATTGCAGGTAAACTATAGTATAAAACATACAAACATTACTAGACAATAGTATACCTGTATTGGGGATAGAATAAAAGACCAGTTAAAATGCTATGTAATACCTGTCCGTGTCCTAAAATGTCCTAACTATTAATTATTCTTTGCCATGTATCTAACCCATGCTTCTCCTACAACATCCGCAAACTGTTGCCATTGAGGTCGGTCGTAATAAATCTCTCCAACGCCCTTTCCAGCATGACCCATCATCTTCTCTACATAGTCAGAATCTATACCCAACTCCCAACGCATGATAGTACGCCAAGAATTACGCAGATTTCTAAATGGAATGTATTTAAGATTCTTTTCTTTGAGAAGCCTATTCCATACATAACGCACTACCTGCTGACTTACTGGCTTTCCATAGCCTTTATCCGTAAGCCAGTCTGTATCAATGGAAAGAATATCTTTTGACCATGGCTCTGGAATGACTATAGGTCTCTTGCTTTGTGATGTCTTGAGCTTGTCGAGCACTTCTCCGTTGTTGTCTACCTGTGTATCAATGTCAATAATTGCAAGAGTCATACCGGCATACTCGTAAGACATAATGTTTTCTTTCCTTACGCCAAGAGACTCACCAACACGACACGAGCCAATGCCACAAAGAATAGCTGGAATATATGCGACAGAGCCACGCAGAGCTTCTAGAACCTCGCAAAGTTCACTAAGCGAGTAAACAGCCGTATCACGCTTATTCGATTGCTTGGGCATCCTATACGTGACGCTTGCTGGGTTTGCTGGTAGCAGCTCAAGCATGACGCACTTATCGAGGATTTTACGCATCAACATAAGCGATGTCTCGGCGATTCCCTGTGTCATAGTGAGCAACCATTCCTGGATTCCAAGAGGTTTAATTGCCGTGATTGGCAAACTTCCCCAAACAGGATCTATGTGCCTTGTCCATCTACTGACATAGTTCTTGTATGAGTTCTGAGAGAGTTCACCTGTCTTCAGTTGTTCTTGCAATTCTGGAAGGTACCACGCTTCAAAAGCTTGTCTGAGCGTTGGCACAGGCTTGTCTTGACTGTGTTCTATGCGTCTTTGTGCTAATACTTCATCAGCTTGTTTGCGTGTGCCATAGACGGTCTCAGAGTGGCGTGTGAACCCTCTACCGTCTCCCGTGTCAGCCATGTAACGGATTCTGCGTTTCCCAGGACCCATTGACTGATTTGAACCCCATGAGGAGCGTTTACGTGGCATAATATATATACCTTCCTAACGAGATGGAAGTTGCTCCCTTAGCGTCTTGGCGGATGTAAGGGAGCTTTTTTATTTAATTGAAGATAGATAAGCGATTTTCTATTGATAAAACTATTTCAGACGAACAAGAAGTGTAATCAATTGGCTCGCCATTAACTGTGTTTCTCCAACAACTCAATTGGTGTGAATACTCAGAAACTTCCGTAGTAGATTTAAAGGTATTTACAAACTCTATGACCTTGTCGAGTACTTCTATTTCTTCACATGACAGAGTCATATCAGGCTCATTAACTGGCTTGATTATTTCTCCACGCCCCTTTTCTTCAACAGAAAGAGAATCGCTATGAGAAATTAAAACGTACAACTCATCCTTTGAATGCACAATTGGTCCGTATGTAGCGTGAGAGTATGAAAGTCCAGTAATATCAATTGCCCTTTTTTCGTATGAAAGCACATCAGCGTAAAAAAGAATCTTTTGGAGTTTTGTCCAAAATAAATCGTTAACTTTTGTACTGAGGTAATAAATTACAGAATCAATATGCTCTCTATCAAATGTTAGAAAACTAGATAAGCCAGTATAGCCCTCAAGTAAAGATTCAACAGTTCTAGTAGTGGTTGACTGATAGACTATCCCCTTAATCCCAGCGCCATTCTTAATATGCTCTTTTATTGCTGACACTGCCAATGGATCAAGAGCGTCTGAATGAAGTGAAAGAAGAGTCTTAGCACCTTCTACTGTTGTCGCTTGAGCAATTAATGCATAATGAGCATCGTCTGGTAAAGAACCCCGCTCATATCGTGCGTAAGTTTGTTCTCCAAACCCAAGGAATTTAGAGAATTCACGCAAAGATAATCCGTAGCTATTACGCAAAGATTTCATCTGCGCAACGCTCATCATTCCTTTTAGCTCTCTGTATACACTAAAAGCATTTTTTAAATTGTCTTTCTCAATGCGTGCATCACCGATTACGCATCCACAATTGGGACAGATTGCGTGAGTCACTTCACAACTGACTTCTGTTCCTCGAACGGACGTATGCCCAATAGCTTTTTCTAATCTTGCTGTAACCGGATTATCGCATTCGGGGCAGTATGTTTCTATTAGATTCGTGCTCATCTGCTTACCCCTCTCTTTCTTCAACATACGGCTTAACTGAGATACATTTGCACCATTTGTCAGTGCAATTTACTCCGAGCTTGAAATAGAGTGTTTGTCCTTCATATTCAGGAGAAAACACGCCTATTGTCCATTTGTTCCTATCAGGGTTATCATCAGCCTCAGGACCTTTAAAACAGTCCTCAGCACGAAGGCTAAAAATAACGCTCTCAAGGTCTTCCATAGACATTCCAACGCTAGCCATATAGCTTATATTCTGTTCTCTGGGAACAAGAATAAACCTTGAATCTCTAACGTACTCTTTTACTAATTTAAGAAACCATGATGCTCGGTTCATCCTTTATCCCTAACCAATATCGTAATCATGTGATTACATTTAATCAACATCGAAAGCGAATAATCCTTAAATTTCAAATCCAAAAGGTACTAAATACCACACAACCTCGCCAATAATGGAGACAGGCTGTGTATCAATCTCGTTAAAGTCAAATATCTGAGGTCTGTAAGTAGGATCTATGCTGTCTGGTATGAGCTCGTAGCCATTCGATAGTGGTCTCACTCGCTTAATAGTTGCATCGAAGCCATTTACACACACTGCATATGCCTTCATAGGTTTAGACGCTTCTTGGCAAGGGTTAATGAGCGCATAGCAGCCATTAGGCAGTACACGGTTCATAGAATCGCCTACCACTTTCAAAAGAAAAGCCTGTGGATATCTGTCATGAATATCAGCTGGGATGTCATACGTCTCATCAATGTTAATCATCTCAATAGGAGTCCCAGCAGCGATTGAGCCTAAGAGTGGAACGGGGACCATGTCAGAAACTTCTGATAATTCTGGACTACTAGACATTCCAAGGAGATAAGCCAAACTCACATTCAATATCTCTGACATTTCAATCATCTTATCCATGCGGATATTAACTTGATTAGTTTCATATCTTTGAATTGTCTGCTGAGTAGTTCCCATTTTCTCAGCTAATTCAGCCTGTGTAATGTCTCTAAGCTTACGTGCTTCAGCAATCTGATATCTCATTATCGCTCACTTTCAATTACACGTATTGCATTGTCTTCACAATAATTACACACTTTTTGTGTTGAATCAAACACATTTTGTGTGTATTATCTACATCATTGACACACAGAAAACGTGTAAATGAAAGGAGGTACTCACAATGCGTATGAATATGAAGGCTGAAAGAGCGAGACATGGTTTGTCTGCAGATGAAGCTGCAAAGAAAATTGGCGTTTCCGCAAATACTCTTTTGCGCTGGGAATCTGGCGAGAATGCACCTCTTTCAGAAAACCTTATGAAGCTTGCAAAGCTTTATAACTGCACTCCTGACTATCTACTTGATATCGGAAGTAGAAAAACACGTATTAAGTGTTAAAGACTAAGTACTTCACCACGCACCACGTACCTTAAAAACCGAATAGTTCAAATGAGGGGGCAGAATTGAGGCTCTATGTTCAAAAGACTGCTTAAACGATTCTGCAAATGGCTTTATCAATACTTCCCTGAAGAGACTTATAGCATCTCAGTTTCTGACCGTGAAATAGGCAAATACGTTCGTGAGGTTACTGAGCAGAATTCCACTGATGATAAAGCTTCAGCATAAAGATTGTTGATTCTTGACTCGCTGCTAGAAATGCACTAAATGCATCGTTTCTTTTTAGTTTGCCATTTTCATCTGCAAATTCATCAAATACTCCAGTTTCTACTTCCACAAGTTTTGACTTGGTTTCTTCCTTATTTAAGAGATCTAGAAACTCATTGAAATCTTTCATCTCTCTCCTTCCAAGCCCTCTCATTCGAACTATTCGGAGTGTACCTTGCAAACCGAATAGACGTAAATCGTTACAGGGAAAACAACAACACTTGCTCAGCTTCTTGAGTTGGTGAGTACCTGTCGCAATAAAGTGAATGGCTAATGGTTGCCAGATAACGTTGCATGGTCGTAGTGATAACCATGTAGAACCTAATAGTTCGCCACGCTAAGCGTGAAGAGCGTGCATAGACGCTTTGTTGCTATGCAAATCAGATACGTACATTAACTGGCAGCGGATTGGAGTTGCTATATGGTTAATGACGATAAGTCTCTTTTTACTAAAGACGAGCCAAAAACTGTCTGCGATGTATTAAAAGACAATCTTAAAGACTTGACAGTTTTTGTACACGAAGCTGTTATCAATCAAAAAAATGGAGTGTCTGCACAAAGAGAATCAATACAGGCACTCCCTGGAGTTGCTCAGGCAATCGCAGAAATTGGAAAGCTGCTTATTGAAGAGTAACTACAGAATCCTCTGAACTTTAGCTGCTTTATAAGGCAATCTTGTCTTTACCTTGTCAATAGCTAGCAAATACATTTCGATTGCTTCATCAATGCTAGTTTCTTTACCTCGACCAGTAATGATTGCCTTTGTAAGTTCAAGTGCAAGCTCTTCTTGTTTTTCAGGTTTCATTTTGCACCTCCTCTCACGAGGAAGATTACAAGCTGCTAGTTACTGTGCGTATCTGAATTATTTATTAATCGGTTAATGGCAAAAAAGTTTGCCCTCACATTGTCCGACCAATGCAAGGGCACTGTTTACCGCGGAGGTGAACATATGAAGAGTATACCGCTTCAATTCAAAAAGATTGCCGTTGGAGCTTACATCTGCTCCGTTATGACAGGCATCTTATTTGCTCTTATCTATGCCACGTTTTCAGTCTGTGGCTTGTTTGGACTTCTCCCCTATGTAGCAATCACTATCCCCGTTTGGAGGTGGATTGATGACATCAACGAAGCAGAAAGAGATTACCGCAGACGTGAGCGTTCTCGCAAAGCTCTTTGAGAAGTTCATGATTGCTTCTGCTGAAGCGCAACGTGAGCTTGCAGAAAAGACGGGAACCGTCAACGGCTCTAGATCACTTAACGCAGCAGTGCTTGCAGGACTGCCACCACAGCTTGCTTACACGATTGCTCAAACCTCTAAATACTCTGGTATTCCAGGCTCAATGCTGAGAGCCGAGCATAAGGCAGGAGCACTCAAGTTTATCAAACCAGCAGGACAGGAGCGTGGCTACATGATTACCTGCGAAGAAATGGATAGATGGCTTGCTGATTCAGTCAGCTAAGAAAGGATTGATTATGAACAAAAAAGAACGTGAGTTGTTAGTTGAGAGAGTTGCATTCTTGACGGCTCTACAGAAGAAAGTCAAGGAGCACCTTGACGCACACGCAGCAGACAACCTGCGCACACAGCTTGATGACGAGCTGAGAAACCTTTACGTGCAAATGGGAGTGTCCAAGCTTGACCTTAAAGTGAACGGCAAGAAGGTTGGCACCGTGTCTGCAAGGCTATCAAAGCCAAAGGTTGAGGTTGTACCACAGGTTAAGAGTGTTGCTGAGTTCGTTGACTGGATCATGACAAGTGATTCTGGCATTGACACGCTCACACGTCTTATCACCCTCTACCCAGACAAGGTGCTGGAGTGCGCAACTCAAGACGGCGAGCTACCCGGTGGTTGTGAAATGGTTAAGCGTGAAGTTGCTGAGTCTTGGCTTGGTACCACACTTCGAGTTGACGCTGACAAGGTAGCAGACGCATACCAAGGACAGCTACCACAACGTATCTATGGACTTCTTGGAGATGGTGGCAATGAAAGGCTATAAAGCATTCCTGCCAGATATGACGACACGACACGGCGATGATACCGTTTACGAAGTCGGAAAGACTTACACAGTCAAAGGCGAAATTAAGATATGCGAAAACGGTTATCACTTCTGCAAAAAATGTATTGATGTCTATGATTATTACAGTAAGCCTTGTCGCATTTGTGAAGTAAGCGTCACCGGCGCAGTACAGACGCAAGGAAATAAGAGTGTCGGTCGCAAACTTAAAATCTTGCGTGAATTAACTGCCGATGAAATAAGTAGTCTCTGGAACTCCGGCAACCATAACTCCGGCTACTGGAACTCCGGCTACTGGAACTCCGGCAACCATAACTCCGGCAACCATAACTCCGGCAACCATAACTCCGGCAACCATAACTCCG